ATGAGGGGCTTTTCGGTATTTGAGAACAGTCGTTCGGAGTGCATTCCCGTCTCGATCAAGGGGGAGCTGTTCTCCATCGCGCGCGCCATCGAGAAGCTCGGTTGCCGCATGGGCGAAGACCCCGAGCGGGCGATCCTTCGCAAGGAGGAACTGGCCGACCGCGTGCGCGCTGTCGCTGCCCAGATCGGCGGTGCGTCATGATCGACGTTCGCTTCCGCACCGTCTGGCAGAACGCCATGCTTGCCTGTCCTGAGGTCTCCGGAACGGTCTGCCGTGTCGGCATGGTCGTCAGCCAGTTCACGCACCCAGGCAATGAATGCTTCCCGTCCTATGAGCTGTTGGGCCAGCGAGCGGCCGTCAGCCGTGACACGGCTATTCGTGCGGTGAAGTCCCTTGAGGCGGCGGGCTGGCTGAATGTGACCCGCACCAAGGGACGCAAGAGCAACACCTTCACACTGCTCATGCCGGCGTCCGTGGCCGTGCCCGAGCCGCTGATCACGACATCGAGCGAAGCCGACTTGCGACCGTTGGAAGGTGCGCAACAGTCGCAGGCTGGTGCAACCGTTGCCCGGCCCGAACAGTCGCAAGCTGGTGCGACCGTTGGCGCATGTGAACGGCCGCAAGCTGGTGCAACTGTTGCAAAACAGGAACAGTCGCAAATGGCGTCCTCAACGGTCGCAGAGCTTTGCGGCCCTAAAAATAATAAAAATATATCCCCCCTTACCCCCCAAGCCCAAACCGGCACCGACACCGACGCGGCCTTCGAGGAGCTGTGGGAGATTTGGGGGAACGTTCTCGACAAGGGCAAAGCTCGAAGCGCCTTCCACCGGGCCGTGAACGGCCTGAGGGTTGATCCATCGACGATCATCGAGGCAGCGAGGGAGCGGAGGCTCCGGCGCCTTGCCGGCCACGTCGCGGAAGCGGAACCGCTGGCGCGATGGCTACGAGGGGAAGGCTGGTCTGTCGAGACCAGGCAGGCCGCCGCTCGCGAGCCGAAGGCCGCAGAGGGCAAGCGAGCCGATGTGTTCGTCGAGGAAGGCACCGCGCAATGGCGGGCATGGAAGGACCTGCGGAAGCGACAGGGCAGGGTGTTGGTCGCTCGATCCTTCCCATCGAAGCCCGGCCGCCGAGGCTGGCTCTTCGAGAGCGAATGGCCTCCCGGCTCGCCCCCTTCCGGGTCCTTCCCCATCGAGCCGGAGCGGGTAATTCAGTCCCCGGCGTTTAGCTACAGTTGAGCCGGGTTTAGCCTAAATTTCCGAGGTTTTGAGGACCAGATGACCGACCTTCTCGACGGCATGAACGCGCAAGGGTTGCAGCCGGAAACCCTCTCCAAGAAGGGCTTCGCCGCTCATCTCGGCCTGTCTCCCGGCCGCGTCTCGCAGCTCATCGCCCAAGGCCTGCCGGTCGAGCCGTCCGGCCGGATCAACATCGAGAACGCCACCGGCTGGTACCGCCGCAACGTCGATCCGAACCGCCGGCAGGCGACCGCCGGCGCCGACGATCGCCGCTTCATCGGCGGCCGTGGCGAGTATGACCGCATCCGGGCCGAACGTGCCCGCCTTGCCCTCGATCGCGAAAGCGGCGCCCTCGTCGACCGTGCCGCCGTCGAGCGTGCCGTCTTCGACCGGGCACGCGGCGAGCGGGATGCGTGGATCGGCTGGTCTTCCCGTGCTGCTGCAGCCGTCGCCGGCGAGCTTGGCGTCGACCCCGGCGCTGCCTTCGCCGTCCTCGATCGCCTTGTCCGTGACCAGCTCGGCGCCCTTGCGGCCCGACCGATGGCGGAGTTCTGACCGATGGATGATCTTGCCCTCGAAGCCCGCGCCTTCGTTGATGCCGTCTGGCGTCGCGGCCTCGAACCGGAGCCGCAGCTGACCGTCAGCGAGTGGGCCGACCGTCACCGCCTGTTGCCGCAGGCCTCGGCCGAGCCCGGCCCGTGGCGGACGGCCCGCGTGCCCTACCTCGCCGCTGTCATGGATGCCCTGTCGGCCTCGTCGACCATCGAGCGCGTCGTCTTCATGGCCGGCGCCCAGGTCGGCAAGACGGAAGCCGGCTTGAACTGGCTCGGCTATGTCATCGCCCATGCCCCCGGCATGATGCTGCTGGTTCAGCCGACCATCGACATGCTTCGCCGCAACAGCCGCACCCGCATTGATCCGCTCATCGAGGAGACGCCGGCCTTGTGCGGCCTCGTCGCCCCGCCCAAGGCCCGCGAGAAAGGCAACACGATCTCGCAGAAGGACTTTCTCGGCGGCTCGCTGATCATGACGGGCGCCAACGCGCCGACCGGCCTGAGGTCGACGCCGGCCCGATACCTGTTCCTTGACGAGGTCGACGCCTTTCCGGTCGATGCCGCCGGCGAGGGCGATCCGATCGACCTTGCGATCCGCCGCACGGCCACCTTCAGAGGCCGGAGGAAGATCTACCTTTGCTCGACGCCGACGCTCGCCGGCGCCAGCCGCATCGAGAAGGCCTATCTCGAAAGCGATCAGCGGCGCTTCTTCGTGCCCTGCCCGGAGTGCGGTGAAATGCAGCCGGTGACGTGGGACCGCATCCAGTGGACCGAGGGCGAGCCGGACCGGGCGCACTTCGTCTGTTCGGCCTGCGGCGGCATCGCCGAGGAACGGCACAAGGCTGCCATGCTGGCCGCCGGCGAGTGGCGAGCCACGGCCGAGGGCGACGGCCGCACGGCCGGCTTCCACCTTCCCGGCCTTTACAGCCCCTTCGAGACGTGGGGCGAAATGGCGCGCGACTTTCTCGACGTGAAGGACGATCCGCCGCGCCTGCAGGCATGGGTGAATACGCGCCTCGGCGAGCCCTTCGAGGACCGGGCAACAGCGCCGATCCTCGCCGATGATCTCATGGCCCGCGCCGAGGAGTGGGGCGAGGTGCTGCCGGCTGGCGTGCTGGCGATCACCGCCGGCGTCGACACGCAAGACAATCGCCTCGAGGTGGAGCTCGTGGCATGGGGCGCCCAGGAAGAAAGCTGGTCGCTCGGCTATGAGGTGCTTTGGGGCGATCCGGCCAAGCCGGAGGTCTGGACGCAGCTCGACCAGGTGCTTGGCCAGCGCTTCAAGCTCGCCGATAGCGACCAGGTGCTGACCGTCGCCGCCACGGCGATCGACAGCGGTGGCCACCGGACGGCCGAGGTGGTGCGCTTTGCCCAAGGGCGGGCGAACCGGCGCGTATGGGCGATCAAGGGGCGTGGTGGCCCAGGCGTTCCGCCATGGCCGAAGCGCCCGCCCAAGCTCAAGGCCGGCGCGCCGGCGCTGGTGTTCATCGTCGGTGTCGACACACTGAAGGCGGCGCTCTATGCCCGTCTACGCCTCGACGGCACGGGACCGGGCCGGCTGCACTTCCCCGCCGATCGTGATCTCGACTGGTATCGTGGCCTCACGGCCGAGCGGCCGATCCGCAAGTTCCACAAGGGTGTGGCCAAGATCGAATGGATCGCTGACAGCGGCGTCAGAAACGAGCCGCTTGACTGCCGCGTCTACGCGACGGCGGCGCTGCATGGGCTGTACGCGACGGGGTATAGGCTGGAGTCCATCATGGGTGGGGCGGCAGAGCTTCGGGGCAGGGTCACAATTAAGAGTAGATGGCTTTCTCAATAGGTTGTTTACAGGTTAAAATTCGATATTTCCATTAGCGCGAATTCCATGGCCCATGCCGAAAATAATAGTGACAGAATTGCAAAAGTATAAAAGACAATCAACCCCACTTTACTTATGTTGTTATTGCTATCAGACAGTCTGTAAATAATACAAAGACGAATTCCGGCAAGGAAGTAAACAATAAAAACCAAATAGCACAAAGCGAAGATCGCCCATGGAAATACCCCTCCATTCTTTGACGCGTAGAAATAAATAACTCCACAAACAGCTAGGCTTTCAATGGAGTTGAATACAAAATCACGCATATTCGATGCGTTCTTGAAAAGACCGAGATGCCAATCGTACTCTCTGGGATCAAGTATCTTTGGAGTCTTCATTTCTTCTTTCCTGCGCGCTTATCAAATAAATCATTCATATATAGATATTAAGTTAAATTCTAAAAAGATACATATCTTGTTCTTAATTATAGAAATGCATTTTTTCTCATTCAGCAACGAAATATCCAAACACTAACTATGATCCTACAGCATGTGCTTCGGAATCATATCAAACAATGCACCCTTCGCTTCCTGAATGGAGCTATAATATTCATCCAGGAAAATTCCACTTCCGAGTAGTCTTGAGTTCAATACGCCGCTCCATCTTCCATTCTTCTGATATATAGTGATTTTGCAGCCATACTTATCAATCTGGTGGTTGCCATTTGGCTTTATGTACCAGCTTTTGCTTTTGATGAACCGGTCTTTCTTCGCAATGTCGGATTTGAGTTTGTCTTCTCGTTTCTTTGCCCCGAGGAGATTCTCCTCCATGTGACCGGCACAGATGCAGCCACATGCCAAGGTATCAGGATATGCCGGGTGTTCCATGTAATGAACGTAGCGGATAGACATGGATCCGCACATTTGGCACGTAATGCTTGGTGAGCCCAAGTCTTCAATGCCGGTGCAGGTCCACCCCTTATGTGGAACACCAGGCTGTGACCACTTTCCACGGTTTCCTGTTGGGCCGTCGGTCATCTCGCACCCTCGCCTCAAAGTGCACGTGGCCGAACAATAACACACTATGGGTGTATCTTCCTCAGCCTGACACCTGGGCCTTCGCCATTCTCCTCAACAAAAATGACGCCTGCAGCCTCAAAGGCCGCGCGGATCGCGGTGCTAGTGCTCTCGCGCCCTCCAAGGTCACCGTCTGTCGCTTCCAGCCTTTTGATGGTCGGCTCAGACACGGAAGCTGCTTTTGCCAAGTCAGACTGTGACCACGCCAAGAGCGCACGAGCTGCTTTGACTTGTCGAATTGATACTTTTGGTATTGACAACACCGCCCCCAAGAGCAACGATACTATTCGTATCACTTTTAGCACACGGAGTGCGCCATGAACATGCTTTTGCATGAACGGCGGAGCTATGCCCGCGAGTTCGTTGAGGTGCCCGGCTGCTTCCGGCGCACCGTAGAGGATGCCATCGAGGGGCTTATCGCCGTCCTCGATCAGCTGGACGCCGATCCTGATCTTGAAGACGATGGCCGGTGTCGCCCGCGCCCCGATGCCGGGGAATGCTGATCATGGACCTCGCCGCCTTCTCTCGCCGATCCTTCCTCGGCCGGCTCGCCATCGCTCCGGCTTTGGCCGTGCCCGCCTCGATCGCCAGCGCTGATCCTATTGAGGCCGCCGCACCAGCACGCATCACCCGCCTCAACGCACTCTTTGCCGATCTCCGGCAACTGGTGGCCGAGGAGTTCCCGGAGTTCGAGGTGTGGGGCGACATCCTGCCCGAACAGGTGCCGTCGAATGACGGATCGCTTCACATGGCATTCCTCGCGACCAGTCGGCCCAAGCCCGAGCCGCCGCGCATCGAGTTCGTCGGCGCCGGTGTCTACGAGGTCAACATCGAGCAATGGCGCAAGACCGACGTCCGCACCCGATTTCTGGAACGTGCACCGAAACGCCATCGCCTTGCCGGACAGTTCCGCTTCCGCGCGCCCGATGCCGCGCCCGGCGCTCGCTGGCAGTACGTGCCCGAGGCGGAGTTCCGCCTGATCCGGCCTGCATGAACGATGTAGGATTGACATCAAATCGAGTAGCTCGCATTATGATGTAATCAATACATCGAAAGGCACTCAACCATGCCCCTGAAGCGAAGCGAATTTGCCAAGATCGCCGGCATCACCACGGCCCAGATGCTCAACCTTGACCGCGAAGGCCGCCACTTCCTGCCGACGCCCGGCGACCATGAGATCGACAGCATCGCCCCCGACTCCGTGCGCAAGTTCACGGTGTTTCAGGCGGTCATGTTCCAGCTGTTCGACGAACTGGTGAAGCGGGACGCCATGTCCATGGCTCACGCCTCCAAGCTCGTTTCGATCGCCGGCCGCGAACTGTCCGCCTCGGCTCAGCTCGGCCGTGACTTCCTGAAGGAAGACGAGCCGCTGTTCGTCGTCTGGTTTCAGAGCGAGCGTGCGATCGATAGCCGCTTCGGCGGTCATTCCTGCACTGTCGGCCCTGCCTCGAAGGTGTTCCCGATCGTTGCCGAAGAACTGAGTGCCATCGACGAAGACGGCATTCAGGTCCGGTCGGCAGTCATCCGCAACGTGACCGCTGCCGCGCTGAAGGTGAAGGCCCGCGCCGACGAAGCCGGTATTGAGTTCGCCCTGAAATGAGCCCGCTCACCCGCCTCGCCGCCCTGTTCCGCCGGTCCACCAGCCTTGCGACGGTGACCCGTTCGCTTGACGCGGCGGGCAGCGGGCGACGGTGGGCGGATGATCGTCAGGTCCATGGTCCCGGCGTCGTCTATCAGGCCGCGCCGACCATTGCCGCCCGTGCCCAACACTTTGCCCTCAACACATCGACCGGCGCCCGTATCACCGAGGCGCTGGTCGGGATGCTGATCGGCGCCGGCATCGTGCCGCGATCGAAGCATCCCGCCCCGGCCATCCGCGACAGCCTGCAGTCGTCTTTCAGCTCCTGGACGGATGCGGCGGACGCGGATGGCCGCTCCGACTTCTACGGCCTACAGGCCCTTCTCGCCCGTGATCTCGTGATCTTCGGCGAGTTCCTTTGCGTCTTCGCCGACGAGCCGCGCACCGGCGCGCCACAGGTGCGACGCCTTCACCCCGAACAGCTCGACCGCTCCATCAGCTGGCGCAAGCCGACCGGCCACGCTCTGCAGGGTGTCGAGTTCGACCTTACCGGGCGCATCGTCGCCTACCACATTCGCCCGGCCATGCCGGGTGATGCGCTGGCCGGATACACGCTTGCGCCCGAGCGGGTGCCGGCCAGCGAAGTCATTCACGGTTTCCGGCCCTTGATGCCGGGCCAGGTGCGCGGCCTGTCATGGTTCGCGCCCGTGCTGTTGCCGGCCAAGGAACTGGACGCCACGCTTGACGCGATGATCCTGCGAACCAAGATCGCCGCCCTTCATGCCGGCTTCATCACCGACAATGAGGGCAGCTCGCCCTATGACGGCGGCGCTGCCAACGGCGCGCAGGAAGTCGCCCTTGAGCCGGGGTCCATGCCGGTCCTGCCGGCCGGCAAGCATATCGATTTCTTCCCGCTGCCCGATCAGGGCGGCGCTACGGCGCTTGTCACCGGTCTGTTCCGCATGATCGCCGCCGGCGCCGGCGTCACCTTCGAGGCGGCAACCGGCGACTATTCGCAGGTGAATTACTCCTCGGCCCGCATGGCGAAGATGGACCTTCGCCCGTTCATCGAGAGTGTTCAGCACCACGTCATGGTGTTCAGCCTTTGCCGGCCCGTGTGGAAGCGCTTCGTGCGCTGGCAGTTGCTGGCCGGTCGCCTGTCCGCTGCCGCCTACATGCGCGAGCCCGGCGCCTACGACGTCGCCAAGTGGCTGCCGCCGGCGTGGCCGTGGATCGATCCTGAAGGCGAAGCCAAGGCGGCCGAGATCGCCCTTCGCACCAATCTCCGCAGCCGTTCAGAGATCATCGCCGAGCGCGGCTATGACGCCGAGGAGGTCGACGCCGAGATCGCCGACGATGCCGCCAGGCTGAAGCGGCTTGGCGTGACGCAGGCGCCGTCGACACAGGCCCCGGCGCCGATCGCCCGCGCCGTCCCGGAAATGCTGTTCCGCGCCGACTTCCGGCCCGCCACGATCGACGACAAGGCCCGCACCGTCGAGCTGATCGCTTCGACCGGCGCCGGCGTCGTCCGCTACGACATCGAGGGACCGTTCCGCGAGGATCTGATCGTCTCGGCCGCTGCCATCGATCTCACCCGGCTGGAAGGCATGCCGCTGCTCGACAGCCACCGGCAAGACAGCCTTGACCGCGTGCTTGGCGCCGTGCGCGCCGCCCGTGTCGAGGCCGGCCAGCTTATTGTGAAAGTGGAGATTTCCGCCCGTGCCGAAGCCTTCTGGCAGGACATTCGGGCGGGGATCATCCGCAATGTTTCCGTCGGCTATCTCCCGATCCAGTGGAAGGACGGGCTGGACGCGAAGGGCGCTCGCGTTCGCACCGTCACCCATTGGGAGCTTCGGGAAGTCTCGCTAGTCCCGGTCGGTGCCGACCCGACCGCAAGAACCAGGAAGCTTGAAAATGCATGATACCGAAGCGCCCCTCTTGACGCGCAACGCGCCGGAGCCGGCCGTTCCGGCCTTCCAGAGGTCGGCCGAGACCGTCGTCCCGACGCCGGCCCTGCAGCCGCAGGCCGCACCGGCCATCGAGACCCGCGCCGCCGTCAATGGCGAGATTCGTGCTCTCGCCACCACCTTCGACCTCGGCTCGGATTGGGCTAACACCCTGATCGACCGTGGCGCCACCGAGGGCGAGGCCCGTGCGGCGGCGCTTGACGCCTTGCGCACCAGGTCGCCGCGTGTGCCGACCATCACCGCCAGCGTTGGCGCTGCCAGCCCGCATGATGATCCGATGCAGTTCCGTTCGCTGGCTGGCGAAGCGGTCTATGCCGTTCGCGCCAATCCGCGCCATCAGCTCTCCGAGCCGGCCCGAAGCTTCGCCGCCATGACGACGCTTGACCTTGCCCGCGAGTGCTGCCGCCGCAACGGCATCGCGACCGCCGGCATGCTGCCGGCCGAGACCATCACCCGCGCGCTGTCGACCTCGGACTTTCCGGCCATCTACGCCGACACGGCCAATCGCACCCTTCGTGCGGCCTATGACGCGGCGCCGGCGGTGCTGAAGCGCCTCGCCCGTCAGTCGACGGCCAAGGACTTCCGCACCAAGACCGCGCTGCAGGCGGCCGACATGGCGAAGCTCGAAAAGGTCTCCGAGAAGGGCGAGTACAAGTATTCGGACTTCATCGAGGGCAAGGAAAGCTACAAGATCGGCACCTACGGCACGATCATCAGCCTCAGCCGTCAGATGCTCATCAATGACGACATCGGCGCCTTCACCGATCTGTCGGGCAAGCTCGGATTTGCCTCGGCCGAGTTCGAGGCTCAGTTCATCGTCGATCTGCTGACCGCCAATGACGGTCTCGGCCCGCAGATGGACGACGGCAAGCCGGTCTTCGACCTCACCCATGGCAACATCGCCGCCGGCGCCGGCGCCCTGTCGACGGCCACGTTGTCGGCCGCTCGCCTTGCCATGCGCCGCCAGGTCGGCAGCAACGGCCGGCCGATCGCTGTCACGCCCAAGTTCCTGTTGGTGCCGCCGGAACTGGAGACGACGGGCGAGACCGTCCTTGCCTCCATCCAGGCGACCAAGGCCGAGGACGTCAACCCGTTCGGCGGCAAGCTGGAGCTTCTCGTCGAGCCCCGCCTTGCCGATACCAGCCGCTGGTATGTGGCGGCCGATCCGGTCACCGCCGAGGGCATCGAGTACAGCTATCTGCAGGGCGCCGAGGGTCCGCAGACCTTCACCCGCGAGGGCTTCGACATCGACGGTGTCGAGGTGAAGGTCCGGCTCGACTTCGGCGCCGCCTTCCTCGGTGCCAAGGGCTGGTACATGAACGAGGGCCAGTGATGGCCGACGATCTCGCCAGTCTGACGAACGAACTGCGCCGCCTGAACGAAGTTCGCCGTGGGGGTGTGAAGTCCTACGAAATCCGCGATCGCCGCCTGGAATACCGCACCGGCGCAGAGCTTGCCGCAGCCATCGCAGAAGTTCAGCGCCGTATCTCTGTGCTCAACGGCCGTGAAATCCGCATGGTCCGTTTCTCCTCCTCGAAAGGTATCTGACGTGAAGAACTTCATTCAGCAGGGCAACACCCTCGATCTCACCGCGCCCGCCGGCGGCCTCGTCTCCGGCCAGGGCCATCTGTTCGGCGACCTGTTCGGCGTGGCCGCCACCAACATTCAGGAAGGCACGAAGGGCGCCGTGGCGCTGACCGGCGTCTACAGCCTTCCCAAGGCCGCCGGCGAGGCCATGGCCGAGGGCGCTGTCGCCTATTGGGACGGTGCCAAGATCACCGCGACCGCCGCCGGCAACGCCAAGGCCGGCAACGTGGCCGAAGCGACCGCCGCGGCTGCGGCTTCGGTCGCCGTGCGGCTCGCCAACTGAGGTGATGAAATGGGGAGAAAACTTGCCCGCTTTCGGATGATGGACGTTCAGCGCGCTATGAAAGGTGCGCTGGCCGCCGGCATCGATCGCCCCCGAGTGGAAATCGACCCGGCCGGCAAGATCGTGGTCATGATGGACCGGCCGGATTTGCCGTTGGCAGTCGAGCCGGAAGAGGAAGCCAATCCTTGGGATGAGGCGGTGTAGTCGATGAAGCGACCGAACCCGCCCCGCCTCTCGCGTGACACGGATCGGCACGGAAACATCCGCTGGTATGTCCGTGTTCCGGGGCGCCCCAAGGTGCGCATCAGGTACGAGTACGGTACTCCGGCCTTCTGGACGGTTTACCGGGATGCGCTAGCCGGCAAGGTTGCCCCAAAGCCCAATGAGGACCGGCGAAAGCCGGTCCCCATCGGGTCTTTCCGCGCTCTCGTCGAACGCTACTATGCCAGCGCCGAGTATCGAGGATTGGATCTCCGGACGAAGACCGTCCGCCGCTCCATCCTCGATCGCTTTTGTGAGAGCACCACAAGGGACGGCAAGGCCTACGCCGATCTGCCCTTCCAGGCGATGAAGCCCCGAAATGTCCGGGCTATTCGCGACAACATGGCCGACCGTCCCGGCGCTGCAAACTCGCTCCTGAAGGCCCTGCGACAGGTGTTCTCCTATGCCGTCGCGTGCGACCTTCTGGACGCGAACCCAGCTAAGGAAGTGCCGTTGCTGCCTCCGGTGCGACCGGGCGGCATTCCCGCATGGTCGGACGCTGACGTTGCCATGTTCGAGCAGTGCCATCCTCTTGGAACGATGGCGCGCCTAGCGCTTGTGCTGTTCAAGGAGTTTGGGCAGCGCATTTCCGACGTGCATCGCCTCGGCCCGCCGATGGTTGACGGCGACACGATCACCTTTACGCAGTGGAAGAACCGCAGGCGCAATCCGGTCACTCTGACACTGCCGCTCAGCGAGGCCGTGAAGCGGACTCTGGCCGCGACCAAGCATGGATCGGAGACGTTCCTCGTCAACGACTTCGGCAACAGCTTCGCTTCAACGGCCGCTTTCGGGAACAAGTTCCGCGACTGGTGCCGCACCGCCGGCCTTGTCGATCGCTCGGCTCACGGCCTTCGCAAGTACTTCTCGGCGAACCTTGCCGAGCATGGCGCCAGCGACCGCGAGATCATGGCTTTCACAGGTCACAGGACTGCAAAGGAAGTCGATCGCTACACTCGGTCGGCTAACCAAAAGCGCCTAGCCGACGCTGCCGGACGCAAGCTTTCAGCCGGCGAAATTGTCCCACCGACGAATACAAATTCGGACGGTGAGACCAAAACATCAACTAACACGCTGATGGAAAACGAACATTCTGCAAAAATGGTGCCCCAGGCCGGACTCGAACCAGCACGCCCTCGCGAGCAACAGATTTTGAGTCTGCCGCGTCTACCATTTCGCCACTGGGGCAGCGGAGGCGGACTATAA